ATTTCTACAACGGTTGTAGTTTTGTCTCCAAAACCACGAGTATAAGGTTTAGTTGCGAGTGTGTAGTTATTAATTGCCATTTGTCATTTGTCCTTTCACTTCTTCAAATTTTGCTTTTAGTTCTTCGTTTGACTCAATGAGATTTAAAATTTCATTGAGTTGTTTTTGCGTGATTTCATACAACGCTTTATAAGTCGCTGCATCACTTGCTTTCATTCCAATATCATCGATTAAATTTCGGATGATTAGTTGACTAATTTCTTCCTTCATTTACTTCCTCCAATTTGTAATTGAGTTCTTGAATGGCCTTGATAAGATAAGGCACAAGTGCGAATGTGTTATATGAGTAAGCGCCATCTGGATTTTTAAGGAATGCTTCTGGAGCATATTCCTGCACGTCTTGCGCCATGATACCACATGAGATATCTTCGATTTTCCCATCGTATTCTTTGCGATAACTGTATGTTTTAAGACGGTTGATAACTTCCAGAGCTGATACCTTACTATCTTCGATATTATGTTTATATCTACGGTCTGAAACGTCTTTATTTAAAGGAATCCACATATATGAGTCATCTGGTCTATACAAATACGCATATCCATTGGACTCTTCAATACGTTTGAAGTTACCAGATGACAACCAGTAACCTTTTTTGTAAGAATTTATTCTAAAGAAGATATTCCCACTAACTTCCAAGTCCCCGGTGACTTTTGGAGTATTCCAGAATCGTGCTCTGTTATAACAGTACATCTCTCCTGTACGCTTCACGAACCAAGCATATTCCTTTGGTTCATTCCAGTTATCTCCCCAATTGACCCACAGGGCTGTTTGACCCCATTTTGTGCTACCATTGCTCATGCCAACTGCGAATTGGTTAGTACCAGTTAGCCAATATGTGCTTGGGTCTTTGTCATGTGTACCGATTTGAAAGCCACCAATACGACCTTTGAAACCTTCAAGCAAGGTTGCTGATACGACTACTGAACGTAATTTATTAATAAAAGCATTTTTAGCAGCAAGTTGGTCAGTAAATACATCACTTGATACAATCTTCTTAGCCATAGCTGAGTCCATGACAACCTTGTCAGCTGTGATGGAATTAGACTGGATAATGTCTGTATTTAGCGTGCCAATTCGTGCATCACCGACAAACAAGCGCTTGAAATATCCGTCAATAGCTGTGATTTCATCAGCAAGTGTTTTTCCTTTTAGACGGATTTTTTCTGCCTCAATTAAGATATCCTTTGGCGCTAAATTGATTTGTGATGTGACTGCACCTGGACTAGTCAAGGTTTGGATAGCATACGAATCATGTAGCTGTGCTACTCGTGTTTGTGTGACAACATCTTGTGTAGAGGTATTATCCGTAAATTTCTTAGGTGGGGTATCTCCACGGATTAAGGAAATTTGACCAATAGCGACCTGACCGTTTTTAGCCAATATGATTTCAAGAGGAAACTCTTTCCCTTTATTACTTGTCTTTTTAATCGTGAACGTACCAGTGATGACCTGCTTACCTTTTTGGGTCAGTGTAATTGGTGTAGATGCAAGACCTCCATCGGCTGACCATAAGTCCATTACAAGCGGAGCATCAGGAACGACATCGACCCATACAAATATCCGATAACTGATTTTCTCATCTTTGGTAAACGTGGAAGTATTCAGCGGTACTCTAAAACCACGGTACACGTTATTAGTATTCCCTGAACTTGTAATACGTAGGAGTTTTGTATTCGATTGTACTTCGATTACATTTGCTTCTGCTGCAGTCTTCTCCCACTTACTGAAGTTAGTAGGGTCGTAAACTAAGTTGAAGTCATCCAAGAAATTAGATACACGACTGACCAGACCATCTGCGGTCTGGATAACTTGTGAAATCGCTTGGTCTTGTCGTTGCAAGGTTTGAGTATGTGATGATACAGTATCACGTACATCGTTAAATTCCACAATACTGACAATTTCAGAACTTGAAATATCGTAGTCTGTCATACGGTCAGAATGTTCAAGTTTCATCCCACAGATTTCAAGGCTACCACTCCCATTTTGACCAAACTGGATTGAGTTAACGACTGCATCTGCTGTGAATGTGAATTGATATCGAACCCAATCAGTATTTGTGATTGGCTTGTTCATACTACGATTATTATCGTTAGTAGTCCATGAACGCATTAAGAGATTAACGTTTGGATTGATAACTCTAGCCCAGCAAGACATGGTATATTTCTCACCAACAATCAAGTTAACACTTTGTGCAATGTCTTTATTCCAACCATTCGTATTATTTACAATCCGAATAGCCTTCTTAATAGCATTATGTGGCGCATCTGTGAGTGATACTACTTCTGTCTTACCACTACCACCAGACTGGTTTAACCTCCATGTACCATCTGAACCATTCCCAGCTGTGATGATGGAAGAGTTCTGCAATAGGTTATCATTACGGATAACGTCTCTCAGTTTTGTTTCAATACGTGAGATAGTTTGTTGGAAACCGTCAACAGATTTTTTGACTGTGTTCTGTACCTGAGTAGCAGTCTGGAAACCTTTGTCATTGACCAATTTATCAACTTCTGTTCGTGATAACTTTTCAGTTATTTGACCAGCTTGAACCTCAATCTTACTTTCAGTGATAGAAATTCTGTCTTTGATTGGATCTAGTTCAGATTTTCTTGCAAGGGTTTCAATCGTGTCGTTGATTTTTCCGATATTTACAAAATTAGCATCTGCTATCTCATTGGTTGCCCGAGCGTATTTGAGAGCTCTTTTAGCATCTTCGATTGAGGTATCTGCTGCATTACGAGCATTTGTTGCTAAGTTTTCTGCAGTTTGAGCTTTCCAAAAAATACTATCTATCCTCACCCTCTGGTCTTCCAGAGTGGATTGGTAGTTTCTGTCAAATTCGTTTAATTGATTATCAATCTTATTAAATAAGATTTGTTTATTTTCTTCAGCAAGTGCCTTGGCTTGTTCAACACCATCTGTGATTTCATTCCTGATACCTTGTACCTTACGGTCAAAATCTAAGTCAGCATTCTTGATTTCTTTTTCAAGTCTTGCTTCAAAGATATAGGTTTCATTCTTCACTGCATCACTTACGACATTCCCAATCGCATGTGCAAGACCTGACTTGAATTCACCAAAACCAATAGATTTTAATTTCTTAGCCATTGGGGAGTAGGTATATTTAGTGATTTTCTTCCTCACGTCCAAATCAAATGTCTCATGGTAGACACCTACTACGTCGAACATCTGGACAGGTACATCACTTTGACCTACAACATTAATTTCAAGGCTATCTTCCATGAGGTCACATAAGCTTGTTCTGAAATACTGCTTGCCATACTCTCTAAGGCTTGCTTCATCCTTGACATCTTGGTCGTTGACTTCTACGACATCTTCATAAATCTGACTGTATTTATTGATTAACGGGCTATCTACAACTACTTTATAATGCTTATCATCAGCATTTTCTCCCTCGCCTTTGACAGTCGTTTTAAAAGTTATACGAGTTTTTAAAGACTTGGTAGATGTCTTGTGCTGATAGCTAGACAGATTTTTCTTATACATAAAAAGCGATTCATTTTCTGAACCGCCATTTTTCAATAGTCGAACCTGGTAGCCATGTCTAACTAAATCACCACCCCATTGACCAAGAATAGAGTGTTTATCCTTAGTCAAGGCTTCCATAGCGTTCGTTGTATCAGTATTGAAGGTGTGTCTATCATCAATATCTGAAAAGAACGAGAATGGATTGTCACGAGTGATACTTCCAGCGAATCGACTTAAAGCAGTTGAGCCAGTCTCTCTATCAAGATCGATTGGATTGACAACATAGTGATTTAACAAGGTCATAACTTGATTGGCATAGACCTGAATATACCCATGTTGCTTTTCAACTTCAAAAATAACAAAATCTTGTTCACCGTGTAGGTCATCAGCTATCAAGAATGTTTCTTCTCTCAGTCGTTGCCACAAAATGTTGTTAGTAGGAAATTTGAATGTTAATTGATAGGTATTTCTATCTATCTGAACTATTTCATCAGCATAGGCAGCATTCAGAGGTACATTCCCTTCTGTTAAGTAAATCATACTAGATACCTCCAGTTAGGGCGAATAGTCACCTTACGCACGTTACCTGTATAGGTAACACCGTTAAGACCAACAGGGATTTCAAAGAACCCACCACGTTTTCTGAGTGTGTTCTGCACTGCCCCATTAGCATTAAAGATGTTTTGTTTCCCTTGCCTACAATCAATCGTAGCTTTATTATTAATCGTCAAATGCATGGTTTTTCTGCCAATAGTCAGCGATACATCTCCATTGCCTTCAATCTCAATGATAGGCTCTGAATAGACCGTACCGATATTATCAATTGTTCCAGCGTTTGTTAATACGACTGGTGCGACATTTTTTGGATACCTGAACGGTTGCATGTCTAACTTAATTTCTAACTTCCAAGCATGATTTCCCAAAGGTTCAAAACTAGCAGTTATGAAATTAGCATAGACTAACGAACCAAGTTGATAGCTAAATTCTAAAATATTATCATTCGATTGAAATTTATCAAGAATATTTGAAATTTCAACCATTTTTTTAACGTGCAAAATAAAGGTTCTTTCGTAGCTAGCGAAAGAACCTTCTAATACACGATAACTGCCATTAACTCCGAACAGTTCGGTTTTTTCACCTTTAGGCCTTGCAGCTTCAACCTTTCCAAAATCTGTCACAACACAACCAGGAAGGGTTGATGTATTAAAACCATTGATGATCATATAATCCATTAAATTCCCTCCCTTGCATATATTGCACCGTGTTGTTCATACGTTTTCATCGAAATAATGTCATTGTCTAGGTAGATATCTGACGACTTTTCAAGGATAGCAGTAAGGATTTTCTCCATACTTGCTCTCAGAATCGCTATCTCAGACACAGTTTTGCTATCATGTGCTTCAAATTGAGCTGATGGCATAGCCAATTGGGCTTCTAGATTTTTAGTAACTGATGCAGAGGATTTCAGATCCAAATTGTCGCCTGAAAACACATCTGAAATTTCTCCAGCTACACCATTGACTGTTTTCTTAACATCTTTGAATCGGTCTTTTAATCCACCATCCAAACCTTGCATGATTGCATTACCAGCGGGAATAAGTAACTTACGGTCATATTCAATCGGCCCTTTATGATCACGAATCCAACTTGCGATTCCACCTACAAAGTCAGTTACAGAAGACCACATTGATTTTAGACCACTCAAGAAACCTTCTAAGATTGCTTTACCTGCTCCGAATAAGTCAATATTCCACAATTGGTCAAAGAATCCAGTAACACTTGATACAAGAGTAGATACAGCATTAGACATGGTATCCCATGCACTCTGTGCGCCTGAGACAATATTGTCAATAATACTTAACACACTAGATTTCAGAGTTTCCCAAGCTGAACTTGCAGTGGATTTGATGCCTTCCCACAAACTAGAGAGGAAGTTCATAAAACCATCCCAGATATTTTGTGCACCCTCAACCAAACCTGTAATCAGACTTGATACAGTAGATTTTATCCATTCCCAAGCTACGACTGCTGCAGTTTTGATACCTTCCCAAATTGTACTTAATGTAGTAGAAAAGTTTTCAAAAACAGCGATACCGTAGCCAACAATAGCATCTACAATACCAGAAAAGAATGTTTTAATTCCTTCCCATATCAAAGAAATACCATTTTTAATACCTTCCCAAATTAGAGAAAGATCAGCTCCAAGTTGGCTAAAGTTCCCTGTAACAAGGTCAATGATAACCAAAACTGCGCCTAAGAAGATTGATTTTATGACTTCCCAAACTCCTTGGAAAATCATTTTAATACCTTCCCAAATTTGAGTAAGACCACTTGAAATATTATTCCAAATATTCATAAATCCGTCGATGAACGGTTGAACAACTGTCATAATAGCTGTAGTAATCAATGTCCAAGCAGTAGATGCTACCTCTTGAATACTTACCCACAAATCAGAAAAGAATGTTACAATGCTACTCCACATCAATTTTAAAGATTCTATGTATGTGTTCCATACCATAGAAACCCCTTCCCACAATGTGTTGGCTCCTTCGGAAATTCCACTCCAAAGGTTGACAAAGAAATCTGCAATTCCTTGCCAAGCTTGTTTAATCCAGTCTACAAAAGATGACCAAATCTGTCGTCCTGTTTCAGTCTGAGTGAAGAACCATGTTAACGCTGCAACCAACGCTACAATTGCTCCAACCGCCAAAAAGATAGGATTTACAGATAAAACTGCATTAAAAACACTGAATGCTCCACTTGCTCCTACTGCAGCAGCATTCTCAGCTGCTAAACTAGCAGTTAAAGTTCCATTTGCCACAGCCATAGCTTGAGATAAAGCAAATGAAGTTCCAAAGATGGCATTTTTAGCAAGTTCTACAGCTTTAACAACTGCACTAATCGTTTTATATGTTTGCCACGCTGCAGTCAGACCAACTACTGCAGAAGTCACTGAAGCAACTACAGCAGGATTTTCCTTGAGCCACCCTGTGAAGTCTTTTAATTTCCCTGAAGCTTCTCTCAAAAATCCCGTTAATGCTTCAAACGCTACACCTAAAAGGTTTACACCTTGTTCTCCATCTTTTATACCTAACAAATCACCAACAAAATCACCAACAATTCCTAATACATCTCCAATCGCTGAACCAATATTCTCAAAGGTCTCACGGATATTATCTGCAATATTGACGATTTGGGTTGCAGCTTCTTCAGAGAATCCAAGAGCTTCTAAAATATCAATATTATCTTGCTTGCTTAATGATCCAAAAATCATATCAAAGAAAGTTTGAAAAATTCCACTGACACGAGATAGCTGTGTGAATACTGCATTCCCAAATTCTTCACCAAACAACTGAGTAGCTACATGACTTAGACCTTCGCTAATTACAACCCCTAAACCTGACATAATGTTTCCAATCATTGGAAAGAAGTTATTGAAGAGAAAAGTAGAGGTTGTTTCTGCTAAAGCTTGTAAAGATGGCAGAATATTCTCTCCCAATGCTAACTTACCAAGCACATTCTGTGCAGATGCTTTCATCGCTTGAAATGAGCCAGTGAAAGTAGATGCTGCTTCTTTTGCAGTTGTTCCTGTAATATCCAAATTTTCTTGGATAGCATGTATAGCATTATACACATCTGATAAATTGTTAATGTCATACTTAACACCAGTCAACTTTTCTGCATCTGCCAATAGACGTTGCATTTCTTGTTTTGTACCACCATAACCGAGTTTTAGGTTATCTAACATGGTGTAGTTCTGCTTAGCAAATCCTTGGTATGCAGTCTGGATGCTTTCCATAGATGTACCCATCTTATTAGCATTATCAGACATGTCAATCATGGCCATATTAGCGACATCTGCCGCTTTATCAGTGTCTCCACCTAAAGATTGTAATAAACTTGCTGAGAAGCCTGTTACATTCTCCATATAAGCATTCGCTGAAAGTCCAGTGGTTCTGTATGCCTCATTAGCAAAACCCTTTACTTTTTCTGCTGATGCTTTAAATAAGGTGTCAATTCCTCCAAGAGATTGTTGGAGTGCTGCCCCTTCACTTAATGCTGCTCCAATTGCTTTCCCAATTCCTGCAGCTGCAATAGCGCCTTTGAGGGCACCGATTAAATTTGAGCCAAGAGATTTTCCAGAACTTAGTCCAGCTGAGGCTACCTCTCCACTCATTTCTTTCTGAATCATCCCAGTGATGCCTCTAGCTGAAGGGATGATTTGCACATACGCTTTTCCTAATTCTGTCGCCATTAGTCATCACCTCCTAAACTGGCTAAACGTTCTTTGTAACATCTTTCAAATTCCTCGCCAGATTGGAAAACTAGATAGTCTCTATCTTCTTCTTTTTCTTCCCTGTGAATAAATTGACTTGCTATTGATTTTGGTTGATTGATACCTTTCTGACCATCTTTGGTTTGTAACCATAAAGAAAGTGATAGCTTGTCAACCATCAAGGACAATAACAAGGTGTCTAGTGAAACTATTTGGTCAGACATCAATTTCTTAATTCTTGAATCATCTCTTAAACCATACGAAAAAACAGCTACCTTTAATAGAGGTAGCTGCTTATAATCGTATATATTATAAGTTTCAGCTAAATCACAGATTAGAGCATCTTCATCTAGCTTTATCATCTGCGCAAGGATTAGGATTTTTTTACTTCTTGAACAGTTTCAAAAACTGCTTTCAATTCGTCTGCAATTTTTTCATTTGGGATGATACCATCTTCTTCACGCAGATGATCTTTAAATGCTTTGGCTTGTTCTTCTCCAAAAAGAAGTTTTAAGACTTTAGGGAAGGCTTGTCCATTCCCTTCATCAACCTCGCCAATCAATTCCAAAAGTTCGTAGTTATTCAACCTACGCTCTGAAATTTCAAATTTAAATCCTGATGGAGTTTTCCCTTTAATTGTTTTCGACATATATTATGCTCCTTGCATGTATTCGTAGTGAGTGTTCCCTTGGTCATCTGGCAATGCTGTGATTGTCAATTCATAACCAATTGGGTCACCGTCTTTATATCCGATTTCTCCAATCTCGCTCACTTTACCACGAGGGATAACAATACGTTTAACTGAACCATTCTTCAACATCATATCAATTACAAGGCTATGCTCTGGCAATTCATTCGCATTAGCTTTAACTGTGATACCTGTTGCAAGTGTTCCTGTTACATTATCTGCACCATAAACTTCTTTCAAGACTTCTACATTCAAGCTTTCAATCAATTTGAATTTGAATGTATCTTTCTTGTCAGTTTGTGATGATAATACTGTTTGACCACCCCATGCTTTGACTTCTTCGCTTTCTGGAGAGTTTTCATTTGTCAATCCATCTTCAGAGATATACCCCAAAGTTTTAAAAGCTTCATTAAGTGCAGTTTTAGCATCTTGTGGTAATGCTGTTTTAAGTGGTGCACTTGATACTGCTCCACTGATATTCGGTTTTGCTGCTGTTACGTTTGCTGATGATGCCGCTGTTGTAACCATTTGATTTTCTCCTTTTTCTTCTGTACCTGAACCCATGAGTTCCTCCTGTTAAAAATAATTAATATCGTACACTGCTTGATAACGATATTTTTTCGTTTCTGTATCCGTAAAGTTGTAATCACTGTTATGATGTACCCCACTCACTTCATTGACCGTTACAAGCTGTTCAACTGTCTTTTTGACAAGCTCATTTAACTCTGCAGATTTTTGAAGTGATGGCGCATAACTTTGAAAAGCAAACGTGGCAGAGTGTGTGTAGTCACTACCACCACTTCCAGTCTTTTCAATGATTACGAAGCTTTCTGGCATATCTTTTTTATGCTCAAAAAAAGACGGGACATTTAAGTTCGCGTCTAAAAATTTCTTTATGACAAGTTCAATCATTTTAGTGCCTTTAGTAAAATATTGTATTTAGCATTTTTTTTCATACTTTTTATGTCGGTTGTACTTATCGTAGCACTAGCACGTTTTTGACCAGGGGATACTTTTAATTCAAAACCATCGCCTGCACGTTCTGCCACCGCTTGACCTTTTTCTGTCAATAGACCCTGCATTTCTCCTGATCTTAAAAGTGATGAAACACCAGATGGATTTAAAGTAAATTTCATCTTACTCATAAGTTTCAACCATCACTTTCTTGTTCCAATCCAGTGGTATCATGGCTTCGATACCCTCTAAAGGAATACCGATTGTGCGCCACTTGCGACCAAAGAATATGACTGTTTTTTCTTTCCAGTCGTGCTGGTCTCCTTTTGGTATACCTAAAGTATATTCAGCTTTCTTTCCAGTTAAGTTCACTTGTGTGGTAACATCATCTGTCGATGATGGTGCTACTAGTACATTTTCCACTTGGATTTCAGCTTCACGATAGATAGGATGACCAAAGTCATCCTTTCCATCTTCAATCGTATCCAATAATGTTATTGTGATTCCTTTAATCCGTCCCATAGATATCAATCACCCCATATCTTTGTTTTTTGAGACCCAGACGTTTCAATTCTGAATCCTTGATAAAGAGACCTCCACCAGGAACAAGATAAGACCCGCTGAAGGAATATCCTAAAGCAGACTCAGCCATTTGAGTCATTGGTTCCTGATCAGTAGAAGTCATTAAAGTACGAGCGACAACATCGACTGTTACGGATTTTACAACACTGGCATAAGATGAATCTTCACTAACTAAAATATCTAAATCTTTGCCAATTTTTCTAGCTTCAACTCTAAGAGAATGAGAAACAACTTCCAACAGTGCTTCAGCTCGTTTTTCCTCATCAAATTTTAACGTCCGCCACAATTTTTTAAGATCGTCTACTGTTGCAAAGCTTTCCATTTCTACCTCCAGCCAAGCGACTACTGAGCTTCAGAGTCAGCTTGTTCAATAAGCGAAATCAATTCAGATTTTGTAGCGCGGTTATCATAAGTAATACCTTTTTCATCAAGGATTTCTTTCAATGCTGCGTTAGTCAATGAGTCCAAAGGTTTGTATGCTGCAATCGGAACCCAATCGCCTCCACTAATTACATTTTCAGTAACGATAGTAGCCCCTGTTTTTATATTAATGTATTCCATATACTACCCCGCTTTCACAACACGAGCAAAGCTGTTTTTGTCCAAAATTCCCCATCCGAGATAGATTTCTGCACGAAGATAGACTTGGTTATAACCTTTCAAGTCTTTTCCAGAATTGTCTGGATCACCATATCGAATGACTTCGAGTGGAATTTGCTTAGCATATCCCCATTTAACCATGTTAGCAAAGTCACCAACAATAGCAACATCCTTATTGGTTCCAACATTAAGACCAACTGTAGTATTCACATCTACAGGTAGACCATTAATGGCACCTGGATTTGCTCCCCATGCCAATTCAGGGTAAAGTCGCTCATTAGCTGAGTTCTTCATACTAGCAAGTGCGCTTGCAAATGTAGTATCAATAGCCATCCCGCTAACGATATTATCAGCCCCTTGAATCATCTTCACTGCTTCTTCGACATTAGCATCTGGATCGTTTGTTGTAAAATTCACTGTCTGAGTGACTGCTTTGTCAAAACAGTTATCCCCAATAACGGTTGATTCTTGTTTAGTACGTGGATTTACGCCATGGAAGGCCATGATATCAATACCACGAGCTACTTTATTAGCAAACCCTTCATTGAATGACTTCAAAATATCGATTTTAGCTTCTTCTGAAGCATAAATAAATTCATCCGATACACGAGCGCCATACTCAATTTTAATAGGCACAATAGTTACAGGTTCTAAACTTGCACCACCATGCGTTTTCTTCCCATTTTCTGCAACAATATCTACATCAGAATCCAATGTAAATGTGAATTCCTTTAATCCATTAAACGGAATCGCTTGTTGATTAGACAATTTAGCCAGTGAGCTGTGACCCTTAACTTTGTTGATAAGGTCTGTTACAAGCATTGGGTCAAATAGTTTTCCTTTTGATAGTTGATCTGTCATATATTATTACTCCTTTATTCTTCAAAAACTAAACCTTGTACTAGGTTTTTATACAGTGTGTTTTCTGTTTTTTCTAAAACAGGCTCCGAATCTCTAATAGGCGCAACTGGTTGAGATTTTTTAATATACCCAACTAAGCGCTCTGCATCAGCTTTGAAGCTTTCTTCATCAGTTCCCTGCAAACGATCTGCAAGGTCGTAAGGCAGTCCATGTTGCAAAGCTACTCGAGTTCGTAGATTAGCCGTCTCATAACCAGCGATTTGATTCTGCAAATCTTCAAGTTGCTTGTCAGCATCTGCCTTACTTTGATTAGTAGCTTCAATTGTTGACTTCAAGCCAACATTTTCTTCTTCCAATTCTGCAACACGAGATTTGAGCTGGTCATAGTCGCCATACTTCTCTTTCTCTCGAGATAATCGCCCCTTAATAGCAGCATCAAATTCTTCCTGTGTAGTGATTGGTTTAAATTCTGACATTCTCA